GGTGAACACCGTGTTGGATCACCCCATTGAAGGAATGGAGGACGAGTGGTTGTCGCTTGAAGCGGAACTGGCCGCCCTTGAACCAGAAAGTGACTTGACAGAACCCTTTGGGGAATTTGACAGCGAATGAACTTCAGCGCGGCTCCGCCGCTTTCCTTTTTTATATTACAGGCTGCGTGGGACAAACATGTGGTGGCAAGCCGAGGGGACAACTTGTGAGAGCAAAGCTAAAGTGAACCTTTCTCGGCTTCGCCTCGATACACTTACGTCTTGAAGAAGAACTGGACAACCCCGTCAAGGTTGCACGCATTTGCCGACCCGGCAATCGTGATGAACTGGAGAAGGTCGCCTTGCTTGAGTTTGCGCATCGTCTTCGTCGTCCCCTCCCAGTTGTAGGTGATGTTGCCAGCCGAACCGTCCAAATCGGCCAAGCGCATAGTCCCAAACGCGAGAACATGCTGCTCAGGGGTGTAGAAGTCCGACCCGTTGCTCTGCGAAGGAGTGTTCGCTGCTTCCCCGTCTTGCACCACAACAATGGCCCACGAAATGAGCACAGAAGCCGTCGTGAGAATGTTCACGGCGCACATTGCCCAGCGCAGCCCAACGACGGTGCCAGGAAAGGTCGTGGTCTTGAGAGTGGTTGTCGCCACGGTCGTGGTAGGCGTTTGATTCACCACGATCAGCTCCTTGTCAATCGGGCGCGCAACGCGCTGCCCCGAGGTGCGAGCACGCTTCAACGGACGCGCCGACATGCTCTTTGGCAATTCCTTGTGATCGTATCCCGGGACCCTTCGGGTACCTGCTTAATTAAGCAGGTTGCCACTTACACCAAAAAAAGCGGGCGGCCCATTCAAATTTAAAGTACTGCGTCCTCTTGCGAACTGAACCTTTTAGGCGGGGGTCCCGAAGTGGTCCCCGATATCGAAACGGAGGTACCGTGCCGCTCTGCCAAGGCAGAACGGAGCCTCACACCTCAACTGACGATGCCTGGAGGGGGTGCAAAGAACTGGTGCTTCACCTACAACCGCAGCGACGACGTCGAGGATGACGAATGGGCTCAAATGATCGAGCGCTTCGACTCGCTGGCCGAGCTGGACGTGGTACTTTACCTTGTGTTCCAACAAGAACGCGGGTCGGGCAAGCAAAGGGATCACTTGCAAGGATATGTACAGCTTAACCGCCGCTGCTCCTTGGTTGCGGTCAAGCGTGACGTTTTCATGGGCGCAATGGTGCACCTGACTGTAGCGCGTGGCACCCCGCAACAGAATCGAACTTATTGCACCAAGGATGAGGACCGTATTTCGGGACCGTTTGAGCACGGAACTATGATAAGCCAGGGGCACCGATCGGACTTGGATAAAGCTGCGGAGCTGGTCCGAGCTCACGGTAGCGCCCGAGTTGCTGAGGATTTGCCGAGCGTATTCATTCGTTACCACCGAGGCCTGCAGGCTCTAGACGTGCAACTCCAACGCGCGGGTTCTGAAGCCCTTCGAAGTGAAGTCCACTGCGCTGTGCTTTGGGGCCCCACCGGGGTTGGCAAGAGTCATGTCGCTTTCACGCTGGATGAACCAGGAGAAACCTTCGTTGTCCCCATACAAAACAGTGGTAACCTGTGGTTCGACGGGTATCAAGGGCAGCGCACCATAGTCTTCGATGACTTTGACCCGAAGACGGTACCCTATCGTACCTTGCTCCGTATTTGCGACCGCTACCGCCTCGAACTTCCGGTCAAGGGTGGATTCGTTGTTGGAAAATGGTCCAATGTCATCTTTACAGCCAACGACCCGCCCGTCCAATGGTATCAAGAAGAAGAGCCCTATGAAGGTGGTCCGCTGGAGCGTCGGTTGGGTTTGGTCCTTCCAGTCTTTGACCGCAACAGTACTGGTCTCTTTCGCGCCGCTTTCACCACGACGTTCTACGATGAGATTGCATTGGACGATCAGACCGCGACGCATGGTCCTGAAGTAGACCCCGAAGTTGCTGGTAATAATGTAGCAGCAACTTCGGGACCCGTCGCAGAATCCGACGGGATTCTGTGGCATGAAGACAAGAGGGCCCGCGAGACCGCCGAGGACGCGGTGAACACCGTGTTGGATCACCCCATTGAAGGAATGGAGGACGAGTGGTTGTCGCTTGAAGCGGAACTGGCCGCCCTTGAACCAGAAAGTGACTTGACAGAACCCTTTGGGGAATTTGACAGCGAATGAACTTCAGCGCGGCT